ACCATTGAAGTATTTTATATAGTGGTCCATATTGCCGTTTGTTGTTTCACAGAACTGCTCGATATCTTTCCAATGGTCAAGTTGATGAACTTTATTCTTTTCATCATAACCATAGTATCTAACACCATTATCCTCTAATGCTTCAAGTTTAGCAGAGATTGCTTTGGTAACTTCATCACTATCTTTGCCGAACTTTTTAGCAAGGTCTTTGACTGTTCCGAGGGATGGTTTCTTATCAATCAACTTTTCGCGGGTTTCTTCATCTAAGTCACTTAGTGAAAAGTTATTCTCTGGTGCGTATCCGCCGCCCTTGATACCTTTTACCATTTCATGCTCTAATAGTTTGATGATATATGGGTGATATTTTGGCTTTGGTTTCTCGTTTGCTCTACCCTTCATTTCTCCAAGATAACCATTCTTATCAATGATGAATGTAAGGTGAGGACGGTATAATCCGTTTGGTAGTTTTGTTCTTAGGGATAGGATGGTTGTGCCGTCATAGTCTCTCCAACCAACATTACCACAGTGCCCCATAGCATTTGCTTCATCACTGCACCCGCCTCGTGGTAGATGCCACCAAGCAAGGTTCTCGTTGAACTTGATGATAGGTTTATCGCCTTCCTGTGGCTCAAGTGTGCCTTCTCGTTCTTCTTTCCATTCGTTTTCATAGTCGTTGAATACATTGACTAACTCTTGGAATGTTTCATTGCCGAATGTATGTTGTTGGATTTTTGGGATTGGTAGAGAAAGTGAGTGTTCAAGCTGTGAACGCAAGAAGTTGATTTGCGGTACAGCCGCATTTGGTTTCATTTTCTTACGGGTTTTCTGGCTTTCTTTTTGTAGAGCGTCAAGAATAGGCTTTATTTGTTCACTCTTCTTTGCAGCGTCAGCGGCTGTTGGACCGGACGCTTGTAACTGTGCCTTGTTGATCATTAGGTCAATAATAGAAAGTTTCACATAGCGAAGGAACCATACTATTCTATCATTCTTTTGTAGGGTTCGCTTTGCCCAAGAAATATTTGGATTGGTCATGGCCCGAATATCATCGTCGTTACCCATTTCCTGACCGATCTTTCTTAGACCGTCAAACATAGCCTCATAGTTCTGTGCTTCAAGTAAAAACTCTTTTGCTCTCATAAAAAAATCCTCTGCTGTATTTAGCGGAGGATGAAAGTTTGTTACGAAAGGAACTTGGTGGGTCTATTTGGCGACCAACCCTATTTTATGATAAATAAAAGTGTAAGCCACGATACTGGTAATATCTGCTTACCCTATAACTGACAAGGAGTTACAGCAATGTACTATTATACTATTTATAGAACCATAAATCAAGTCAATGGAAAGTCGTATATCGGCATGCATAAAACTAAAAATCCTAACGATTACTATCTCGGGAGTGGCATACATTTGAAAAAAGCCATAGAGAAGTATGGCAAAGAAAACTTCAAAAAAGAAATATTATACATTTTTGACACCAATGATGAAATGGTTGCGATGGAAAAGAAGATAGTAACCGAAGAATACATTTCTGATAGAAATAACTATAATGCTAAAGTCGGGGGAAGAGGCGGTTTTTCTCGTGAGAACGCTCTGAAAGGTAATGCAGCAGCACACGCAGTCGGCGCACATATTAAAGGTGCGATGAAGGCGAGTGAGACATCCTGCTTCAAAAACAAGGTTTTCGCCAGTGAATGTGCAAAGAAGTCGTGGGCTAAAAGACGTAACAAAGAATGACCTTTATCCGTGTATGCTGTTGATTGCCTCGTCAATGAAATCCAATACTTCTTCTTTATGTTCACTGAAACGATGGTCAGCATCGCCAATAACCTTGACATCAGCACGACCTTTGTAGTAGTTTACAGTCGGTTCTGGATCAATGATGTCATCTTTGCCGCCAACCAAGACACTGATTGGCAACCCATGGCGGTCTTCGTCTACCCGAAATGCCCTGTAAGCACTGATATGGTCTTCGGTAATAACGATATCTTCGCCACCAACGAAACTCTTATTGGCACCCAACCGTTCTTTCAATCGTGGTTCAGCGTCCAACACAGGGTTCAGCATAATCAAACCTGATACTGGACGAACCTCTGGTTTGATATAGTTTGCCAACCAACGAGCAAGAAAACCACCAAACGAAATACCAACGATATACAGTGGTTCCAAAGGACTTTTGTTGATTAGTGACCGCAGTTCAGCAGACAGTTTGAACGGGTTTGTTACATCATACGTTGGAGTGTATACCCGTTGTTCAGTGCCGAAATGTTCACGGATCATACGACAAGTAGAACTCTTGTCACCAGATGAACCAAATCCGTGCAATGCGATAATCATTTCACTGCTACCACTTCAAAGTCTTCCAGATTCACGCCGGTAAGTTTAGAACCAATGCTCTTGGAATGTTTGTATGGTTTGGCTTCATACCATTGACCGAGAATATCCATCGGGGATACAAGCTCAATCGTGTAAAGCAAGCCATTATTTTTTGAACGAAAAATAGTCATTTCTTATACCTCAATACAACTTTCATTTCACCCGCATCCGTGATTTCCAAGGATGCTTTACGATTGCCGTGAACCACTTTCAGCGTTTCTAAGAAACCTTTGACGCCTTCATCTTTAGTTTCAAAGTATGCGGCAGTAAGGGCACGGCGGATGGTTCCAACAGTCAAGTTAGGTTCATACATCACAGTTTCTCCGCACGAAAGTCATAGAGGTCAAACATACCGAAATCGTGTGCTTCGGACTTGGCTTTCATAATGCCGAACTCCGGCGAACCACGCCAAGTGAAAAGAGCGATTTCAGTACCAGTACCAGTTTTCGCATAGATACCATAGCGGGGAACATCTTCGCTACGCATACGGGCCAGTTCTTCACGCATCTTCGTAAAAGCTTCGCTCATTATTCACTCTCCATTCTTTCAAGGCGTTCTTTTTCGCCAGCAGTGTAACCATTGTGATAAAATGAATGCTGACCATCTTTACACGGACGGCCTTCAAGACCATCTACGAAACCGTCAATCATAGCGGCTTCTGCTTCAAAAGTCAAATCAACCATTATTCAGCACCTTCCAGAACAGTTACACGCTCGTCGTATTCCATCATTGAAACTTCCATCGGGACGAAGACTTCTTCACCAAGGCGTGAATATTCATCCAGTTCAACTTCTTCACCGGAGAAAACTTCACGGGTAACTTTGATGGTGTAGGCTTTGTAGCCCTCGCCGACGATACCAGCATCCGTGATGATGCCTTCAATGAAGCACTCGCCACGATCAGGCATAGGCTCGAAGTCGTAGGCTTTGATTTTAGAACCGATTGCGATACCTTCAAATTTCAACATTGTGTAACTCCATCTATCAACTTATATATAGAGTATACCACAAAATGAGAGTTTGTCAAGCGTTTATTCAAAGAAATCTTCAAAATTAATGATATTTTTTGATGGATTGAAAAGAAGAATCTCTAAGGCTTTCTTCGCTTCAAATCCTTCTTCGGTTTTCTTGCGCCGACCAGCAGTGTAAGTGATATCAAATGTCTTCATCATGGCGTTGCGGTTGTCAAAAAAACCATCGCCAGCGTCACGATTACACAACCAAACATCTTTGTTTTTCTCAACAATATCGATAACTTTCTCAAGTTCACTATCTGGAAATGCTTGGTTATAATCAGCGAAACTATCTCTGTATGGTGGATCGTAGAATGTGAAATCGGATACTGGAACGGCAGACCAATCTCCGCAGGTTATCACTACATTCTTATTGGTTAGTATTGTATGCCACGTTTCCAACACATCAAGATCATACACAGAATCTTTTTGGTTCAACAGACCGCAAGGTGTTCCATAACGGTTATTGGTATTCTGGTTGATTTGCCAGATACCATTAAATCCTGTCTTCATCAGAAAGTATAGGGTTGCCGCTTCTTCCGGCATAGACCATTTCTGATAATGGTATGCGTGTTCGTTACGAAGACCGTAGTAGTATTTCTTGCGGTCTTCTTTGGATAGCGGAATGTACTTTTCTTGATACCTATCCAGAGTTTTCTTGAACAGATCATAGTCGTTCTTTATAGCCAGATAGATATTGATAAGTGGCTGATTGATATCGTTAATGTAACTGGTTGTCGGATTATATTTCTCCATAACGTGAAGAAACATAGCGCCACCACCAAAGAACGGTTCGGAATATGTTTTAGCAGTTTCGGGGAAGTAAGGCTGGTAGTTTTTCAACATCTTGTTCTTACCACCAGCCCAAATGTATAACGGTTTAGTCATATACTATTATACTATTTTCCTTTTTATGTTGCAACTTAAATCACAACATTGACATAACCATCTGCGATAGCTTGTGTATCACGCCCACGGCGCATCACAGGGCTAAACTTCAAGTTAAGATCGTCAACATCATCAACATTAGCGATATTAACAACAATACGCTTGTCACCGTTGATATACATAATGTTGTTCCAACCGTCTACCTCTTTGTACTCACGCAAGGCAAACTTGCCAAGTGCAGTGTTGAAAGCGATAGGATCAGAATAGACTTTTTCAACTTCGTCAGAAAGCGATTCAACATCACAGCCGACATACAGTTCTTTGAAGTAGTCACGATACTTGGAAGGATCGGTAACAGAAGCAATATGTTCTTCAAAAAGCTTATGGCTACGCTTACCAGGAACAGTGCCGTTCCAATACTTGGCGTTAAGGCGATCAATAAGACCCTTTTCAGTCTCACCAGTTTTCACAGGCTTGAGGCTTGCGCCGTCTTTTTTGATTTCAACCTTTTTGTTATCGTCGCCAAACTCCCCATCGGAAGTGTTGGAAAAACGATAGTTAGAAAGAATAAGAGGCAATGCAAGTTCGCCAGCCCCAACACCTTTGCCGTTGTTACTCAACAGAATGCCAAACAGCTTCATGAAAATCGTATCCGTTTTCAGCACAGGGCTGATCAGATCATCGATCTTGCAACGAAAGTTTGTGTTGAGTATATCACTATCGGTGAGGTTACTGTCATCTTCAAGTATTGCGATTGTTTTCTCTGCACTGCCATAGCCAAGTGCTTCGAAGTAGATAAGATAAGCCTTGAAATCACTCACAAAACGATCTGCGGCAACGTGACCGCAGATACCTCGTTTGATAAGTAGTTCATCGGCTCTGTTTAAAAGTTCTTTCATAATGAATCTCCTCTGTTAAGAACCTGATGTTTTACCATCATAAGTACTATTATATAGTATTATCTTTTGTATATCAAGTATTTTCTGGTACAAAAATCGGGAACTCTGCGTACCTATTATGTTTGCCTTTTTCGTTACGAGTCTCACGAAAACCGACATAGGCACCGTTCCAGAGTTTCACAAAGTACTGGACCCCTTCTTCTGGTCCCGGCCAGAGTTTACCGCTGGAATCAGCAATACGCTCACGAACTTCCTCGTCACCGAAACGGTCACGAGCTTCAATATCACGTTTCTTGTACTTCGGTAGAATAGTCCACCATACGAAATCTTCACGAAGTGTAGTCATAGTTCTGTTTCCTTACCTTGCAGTTTCAAGTTCAAATTTAGCTTCGTCTTTAGTCAAACCTTTTTCACATAACATATTGAAAGCATCGTTTTTCTCAATATGATCAGGACTAGAATAAGCAGCGTATTTTTCCAAGATGTACAGTATTTCATCAACTTCTTCATCGGTGAACCGACTTACCCATTGATATTTTTCAACACCTCCTGGAATCTGCTTCTTTCTATGTCTTTCTCGCCGTTCTTTCCTATCCATTTTTCAAGTATTCTTCGAAGTATTTGGCGGCTTCGATTGTTTTGTGGTTACTCATATTCACAGACAAACCTTTTCCTTCAAAAATCTTTGCAGCAGCACGAAGGGCTTCCGCACGGATTTCGTATTCTTCCCAATCCTTATCTTCCATTATGCACCCGCCTTCAACGCTTCCAAGAACTCTTCCTTGGATACCTTGTTGTTCTCTTTCGCTTGAACAACCTTCTCGTCGCTCAAGTCATATTCAGCAATATCGTCGTTATTGATAACGGTTTCTACTTCACCGAACACTTCGTCAAGAGAGTCACTGATATCCCAAGTATCATAACGCTTCATAGCCATATGCTCAAGCAACCACTCAAAGCTTTCACGGGAGCCTTCGCTAACGATAACTTTATCGATGGCATTGGACAAAGAGTTTTTGAAACGGCGTTTACGAGGCAAACCAAAGAACTCTGGCTCATAACTGTTACCATCTTCATCTTCGATGATAAACTCGTAATCCTCTGCCGCCATAGAACGCATACCATTCAGTTTCTGTACGCCTTCCTTGACCTTATCCTTGTCTTCGAACTCAACAACCTGATCTTCTTTGTCTTTGATTTTGACGGTAATCTTATACATCTTTCTTTACCTTTTCGATGGTTTCACGAACCTTGTCGATGGCGTTACCCATCAACGGATTGGTGAGCATGGACTTGAGAAGTTCTTTGAGTTTTTCATTCTCTGCCGCCATACGCTCATATTCGTTGAGGTAATCTTCCAAAAGTTTCACAAGTTCTTCATTATGACCAAGATAGTCATTGACTTCCCGCTCAAGTTTCTCCACTTCCGGTAAAGGTCGTGGAGTAACTTTCACGGTTACTGATGATGATTTTCCTTCACTCATTTGCTTGCTTCCTCATAGTTGACCGTTATGCCAAACGGGGCAACGGGAGAGTTATCACCAGCGTATCCGCCAGTATGGACAACGAACACGGTGTCGCAGTAGTCTTCGTCACCCCAAGTACCGCAAGGATACCCATCGGTGAACATAATGAACCGCTTCGGCTGAATGTCATGAGCCTTCATATGCTCCCAGCAGCACTCAAACATCGTACCGCCACCACCGTTGAAAGGATAGTGGTCCATATCATCGGCGTTCATTTCGTCAAAGTCTTCGTCGTTGTAAACTTTCGTATCAAAGGTGAACAACTTCAACTTGAAGGAAGGATACAGCGTCATAATGCCTTTGATTTCGCTGATGAAGTCACGCATCTGCGTTTCGCCAACCGAACCAGAAAGGTCAATCGCAACTACGATATCAATGGTATCGTCGTTGATCATACCCGGCAAACAAGCGCCAGTGTGCCAAGCTTTACGGGACGGACGCATAAATGAGAAGTCCGATTTGATGGTGGACTGAATATCCATCTGCAAGTACTCACGCCAATCAACCTTCGGCTCTTCCAGTTCTTTCAGAATACGCTGAATACCACCAGGGAGATTACCAGCTTTGGGATCAGACTTGGCAGCGTTGACTACAGCAGCACGGAGTTCGTCACGAATCTGCTGCTTCTGTTCTTCGCTCAACTTGGGCTTGGACTTTGAAGTTTTGTTACCGTTTTCATCGGTTTCGATATCACCATCGCCTTCGCCTTCACCATCTTCGCCTTCAAGATGCTCGTCAAGAACCTGTTTCATCAGTTCTTCCAAATCAATCTTTTCGGCGTTTTCGTAGAGGTAGTTGTAAACCTCGTCAGAAGACCAGCCAGCAAACTTTGCATCATACAGGCAAGGAACAGTGGTGATACGGTCACCAAGGCGCTGCTGAATGAGGTCAGCGTTCACAACATAATCTTGTGCGATGTTAGACAACTGCGGGTCATACTGGTGATCCTTGGTGCGGCCCATATGGTCATACACACAGTGCAGCACTTCGTGACCGAACAAGAACACCAGTTCTTCGTCGGTCAACTGCTCAATGAAACGTGAGTTGTAATAGAAATGGGCACCGTCAGTAGCAGCAGTCGGGCACCACGCATCCGCATTTACCAGCGGAAGACGGGAGCAAAGCTGACCGAAAAACGGAGACTTGAAAAGCAGCATCGTTTTGGCGTCCATAAGACGGTCACGGGAACGCTCGTCAAGAATCGGATCGATTTCCAGACCGACCAGTTCACTCTTTTTATCTGCTTGGGTAGTGGTTTCTGCGGACATTGATATCTCCTAACTGTCTATAGTATGATTATACACTAATTTCAGCATATATCAAGTACTTTCCGTCACTTTTTTTCACCCGATATAGGCCAAATTTACGGTAATAATCTGGCTTGCCACCGTGTTTGAGACAGTATTTCCAAGCACCGCTGCCCGTAGAAAACAACACTTCGTTTGGGTTTTTGATGTATTTTGGATCAATCATTTTATTATCTCCTAACTGTCTATAGTATGATTATACACTATTCTCAGCATATGTCAAGCGTTTTCTGAAAGTTTTTTGATTTTGCTAATCCGACTTTCCAAATCACGTATATACTCGTCTTTCTGTGCCAGCTTTTGGCGAAGTTCTTCTTCAATAACAGATTGTTTCCGTTTGGATTCTTCTTTCATACGGTAAATCTGGCCTATTTGAGCGTCGGAATGATATTGAGCAAGTTCTTTTTCGGCAATCTTTTTTGCTTCAAGTTTGCTGGTTGCTTCAACAACCATTATAGCCTCATAGTGAGGACCGTATTCATAACTTACTTCGTATTCTTTGAGCTTAGTCATAGCAACTCTCCTAAGAGTATTACGTCTTTCGCTTATGCAGGGCACGTGGCATTCCCTCAACTTCTAAATACAGTATAACATAGTTAGATGGTTTGTCAAGTGTTTTTATCCACCTAAGTATACTTTTAATACTGGGATTAGGCTCTGCATAAAAGCACCAGCCAAGAAAACATTCATCACAATCATAGCACGGTCATTCCACAGAACACCAACGTATGCCCAACCAATCATACTAATAACACCCAAAACAACATTCCAAGGTGTGATATCAGCAGCAGTAAGCATTGCACCGACGATACCTATTAATGCCGCCGCCCACTTGACGAACCAAGAGACATCATGAATAGGAGTTTGAGTTACAACAGTAGCAACGGCAAGCTGTTCTTCATAGTGTTCTACTTGTTGCTGTAGTTCTTCTACTGTTTGCGCTTCTGTGTTAGCTTCACTTATTAGCTGTTCAACTTCATCTTTAGTCATCACGGGTGCCAGCTAATCTTTCCCAAGTTTTTAGTTTCTCGCTAAGATCCTGGTATTCGTCATATAGTTTTTTTAGTTTGGCATGCATTTCTAAACGCTCTGGGTCTTCCACGAGTTCTGGTGGGATTTTCAATGCCCGTTCAATGCGCTCAAGCGTTTCACCAATAGACTTACCATTTAGTTTTAGGTCACCTTGGATTTCAACATCACCATATGCTGCGTTAGTAGTCCACGGAGATACGTTAAACACTCCTGAACTATCAGCGGTGGTGAAAGTCAAGTCACTTGTTTTGATAGTCGAATCTCCAACAGTGATAGTACTAGTATCGGTTACCGGGATATAACTGTAGATTATATCGCCGTTATCATTGTAGTAGTCTTCTGCCATTTCACTTTCCCATCATATCTTTTACTAGTGCTGAGAAATCATATTCACGTTTCCAGCCAAGCTTTTGTTCTGCTTTGGTTGGGTCACCAATCAGCAAGTCAACTTCTGCTGGACGATAATACTTTGGATTGACTTTTACTAAAACCTCACCAGACTGTGAACGTCCAACTTCGTCAACACCTTCGCCTTCCCAAGTAATATCAATATCAATATGCCTGAAAGCGACCTCAACAAACTCACGGACAGTCCGTGTTTCGCCAGTAGCCAATACATAATCGCCTGGTTTGTCTTGTTGGAGCATAAGCCACATACCATTCACATAATCTTTGGCGTGACCCCAATCTCGTTGAGCATTCATATTACCAAGCTCAAGGGTAGGTACGTTCTTCTCATTTCCTACCAATGAGTTTTGCTGATAATCAACAACATGATTGGTGATCTTCTTGGTGACGAAGTTATCACCGCGCCTTGGACTTTCGTGGTTGAATAGAATACCATTACACCCGAATAGGTTGTATGACTCAATGTAGTTTCTCACAGCCCAAAACGCATATAGCTTGGATACACCATATGGAGAACGTGGATGGAAAGGTGTTTCTTCGTTCTGCGGAACTGCTTTCACTTCACCATATAGCTCACTGGTTGATGCCTGATAAAACTTGGTTGTCTCAAACATATTCAAGTGGCGCATACCTTCAAGGATACGCATCGTTCCCAGCGCATTGATATCACAAGTCTGTACTGGAATATCAAATGAGATACGCACGTGAGATTGTGCGGCAAGATTGTAAATCTCATCTGGGCGTGTTAGTTTTAAGATACCCTCAATAGCAGAACCATCAGTCAAATCTCCCCAATGAAGATTTAGTCTTTCGTGTCCTAACAGATGTTTGATATTCTCTGTGTTTTCTGTTGCTGAACGGCGTCTAATACCGTGAACGGTATAACCCTTATCTAGTAATAGTTCTGTTAGGTAGCTTCCGTCCTGACCAGAAATCCCGGACACCAGGGCTGTCTTACTCATTTTTTTCTCCATATCCAAATAGGTTCCGCAAAAGGATTATTCATATCTTTTAGGAACTCTGAGTTGGGACGCTTACGCATTTCGTATCCCCAACATCCTTCGTATTGTGCGCCATCCAGTGTCGCAATAAAGTCGTTCATCATATCACAACTGCGTAGGCTATCGTCATACTGCCGTGTAGCATAGGCATCGCTGATATTTACCATCATCACACCACCCTTCTCTAAATGTTCCCAGCATTTGTTTAGGGTCACACATAGAAAGTCATTCATCCACGCATCAAACTTCTTATACCTTTTCCACGATTGTGTATCGTCAGTGTTATATCGTTCTGAATCAAAGTATGGTGGGGATGTGAATACTGTATCAAACTTACCATCAAGTTCTACCTCTTCGGCGCAACCGTGATGAATGAATGATGTTTTATCGTCACCCTCAATCTCAAATAGACTATTACCGCCAAGGAAACTGTTCCACTCTGTGTATGCTTCTGCCTGTTTGATATACCCAGGATGAACATTATCGTTGGGATCAATGCCCGTGTATGTCTTCGCTTTGGAAGCATAGAAACCACATAACCTATCTCCCCATCCTGAACTGAAATCTAATACATTCTCTGATTGGAAATGATTGTAAATAGCCTTTGCTGAACTTGGACGAAACTGTGCGGCAATATACTTACGAAGACCGATAATGGTTCGCAATACATCCCTATTCACTTCTTCACATTTCATACTCCATAAAGCATTGAGTAGGGTATCACGGATTTTATGAATATACCAAGAACGATGAGGACTTGGATATTTGCGGTGACCGCACATCCATCGTGCTTCTTGCTGAAAGTAATCAGATGCTTTGTTGCCTACGTTCAGTGACTTTACCAACATATCGTCTTTATGGTATTTGTAGTCGTAGCGTGTATCAAACGGTGACTTGATAATGATATCTTCGTCGCTGAAATCACATAGTAACTGAAAGTCTTTCATCGCATCTTGTTCTGAAATATTACGCATAGGCATAGGTATTTCATACTCATCGATAGCATCTGAAATAAGTTGTTTTACTTCCTCTTGTGTGTGTGTTTCGTTTAGTTGTTTCCACTCATACTTTGGAATGAGGATTTCGCCATTACGGACAATATCACTTGTTTTCATTCGCTCTGAATATCCTCTTCTACGCATTCTTCGCCGTACTGGATTTCATAGATTACCAGATTATCGGTGCGGCTATCGTTGATAAGTTGATGCCAACTGTCTTTCGTAATACGAAGATAATCATGTTTGCGTAGTGTTTTGATATTATCGCTTTGGTGAGTAGGTCTGCTGTCTTGGTCGTTGAGGATTACTTTGCCATAACCATTTGCTACGAACCATAACTCATCACGCTTGGCATGCTTTTGGTAACTAAGGCAACCGCCGGGGGTTACCACGAGTTTCTTCATCTTGGCATCGGTAAACTCATCGTCAAGAACTTCCCAGTATCCCCACCGAGTTTCTTTGTGTTCTTTTTCCCATTTTTTTAGAATCCAAGACGAACTGTTCTTCTTATCTTCGCCGCCGACACCAAATACAAACTCAATACCTTCAACAGACATTTCGGGTATATTTTCATTGGTTCTGTCGCCACCGTTAGCAAAGATAATATCGTGTTCTGGATTATCCAGTTTGATATTTTGTAGTAGGTCACAGGCAGAACCATCATCATCGTTGAAACCAAATACTGCATCAACGCATTTGAGGTTGTTTATGATTTCGGTGCGTTCTGTTAAAGGCATAAACTCTCTACCTTTCTTGCGCCGTAACCAATCATCGCTGTTCACACCAACATACAGTAAGTCTCCTAAAAGACTAGCCGCATTTAGGTAAGCGATGTGTCCACTGTGAATAGGATCGAATCCGCCCGAAACCACTACAATCTTCATAGAGATAGACCTAACATTGTTTTGTATCTCTCGTCTTTTAGACGGAAAATAACTTTATCACCACTAGCAGTTTCCCAAGTGAAATCTTCGTTGTACCTTAGTCCCATTTCACCACATTTAGCAGACACAATAGCAATCGCATCCACTTGTGTGTAGTTGGCGTTCAAGGCACCCCCAGGTTGAGGTAGATGCCCTGCCCGTTGTGTAAGACTTTTACACGGAAATGATACTTGGTGCCAATCGTCACGTTGTTCTGGAGTCATATTGTTATTCCATTGTCCTGTTGATTCTGTTGGTACTTGGAGATACGAAAGGGACATTACTTATTCTTGTGATGAATGCGCCGGCGGAAAATCTTAGCACCTTTTTCCCACTGGTTTTCGATAACCAGCCCATTGCAGCGTTCCCGCTCCATTAGGTTCCAAGGCGTACCTTTACGATAAAGGTCTGCCTCGTCATATTTGAAACCGTTCTCACGGGTCCATTCCCTGTACTCATCAAGATCATCGAAAATTTTGGTTAGTTGGTCGTTCATTTTAGGAGTCCTTTTCCATTAGGTTGATTTGATCTTTTACACGTAGTTTCTGTTTTTTTAGTTCGCTTAGATTGACTTTTAGTTCTGGTGAACGGTCATGTTGCCGTTCTTTTTCTAACTCGTCAACTGCACGAGATAGTCTTTTGTGCTTCGCTTTGAAATACTCTAAATCACGCTCTGCTTCAATCATATCTCACTCACAAGGTTTTGCTGTTGATACTTTGCCAACTGTTCCGTCAGCCGATAGTTGCTTGAAGAAGACATATTTGGTATCTACTCCAAAAGGTCCAAAGGCGATCTCGCCGTTGTCTGCTGGGTTTTGTGTTACCTCATGGCAACCAACCCACTCATACACTGGTTGTCCACCAGCTTTGGTCCAGAGATCACCTGGGGCGCAAGCTCCAAGTAACAATGCACTCGCTACTACTAATGTTTTCATTAGTCTTCATCCTCTTCTAAAACTTTATGTTCAATGTCGTAACCACCTTTGCGGTCAGTGAACCAATCTTCTTCCATGTCTTCGTAGTCAAAGCAACCATCTGACCAATAGACATATTCACCCATTTCTTCGGGGTCAAGTTCCTGAAATTCTTCCCAAGTGCCTTGGAAATGTTCATCATCACCATCAGTCTCTTTTCTATATTCATTGAAATCTTCTTCTGTGATTTCGTAAGTCTTGTATAGATGGACTTGATGATATTCCACTCGTTGAAGTTTAATCATTTGCTTTCCTTATTTTTGTTGTGCTGGCAAGATGTATTCGTATGTTGCCAAGCCACTGTTTACGTTAATTTGAGCGGCACCATCGTCGCTGAACTGCATAGTAATCTCACCAGGTAGGTTTAGGATTTTCATTACCTGATCGACAGGCCAGTTCCAACCACGCTTCAACTCGCCTTTTACCTCGTGCTGAAATACAAAGTTACCAGCGTGTGAGGAATGATCACCAAAGTAGAACACTAGGTTCTTATCTTCTGTCTTGGCGACGAAGGTATCTTCTTCACTGTTGGCTTGCGCTTGGTACTTGAACCGTTCAATACTCGCAGAACTAGGTTCAAAGTCTACATGCCAGTTAGCGCCACGGAACTTGACGTTCTTGATTTTCTCGTTGATGATTTCACTGGACATGAAACGATAGTCGTTTTTGAAGTCACCATCACTGTTTTCAAAGTGGATTCCAACAGGGGTTTCCTCTCCATTGCGTTCTTGTGTGGTTAGTTCCAGTTTAGCATCTTCCTGATATGGTGGAAGGTTTAGTAGGGTGTTTAGTTTGCCCAGATTTGGCATGCCAAACACACCTGTGAATTCTGTGACGGGTTTATGGAATGTTGCTGATACAACAACTGAACGATCATCGGCAATGCCGTTCACAGTTGTGCTTTCATCGTTTCCGTCAATTTTTACAAGGTCGATAAATCCCAACCCATATGTATGGGTGACAATATCACGTAATGCGTCTTTCATTAAGAAATCTCCGTAATTGTTTATAGATACTATTATAATACTTCGAGAAACAAGAAATCAATATATTTTTTTGATTTTACCTAAAGTTTGTCCATGTCTTTGCGATATAAGTTCGCCAGGTTTTCTAAACTCAATGGTGCTGATATTTGCTGAAATATCTTCTGTAACAATATCATCAAAGCCCATCCCATAAACAAGTGGTTTCATATAGTGTTCCGTGTTGAACAGACGATAATAACGAAAGATAGTCATATCAAGACTGCTTTTCAATAGGCAGTTGTTATAGGTCAACAGAACAACGCCACCTGGACGGAGAAGGTTATAGAACCCTTTTAGATATAACTTGATTGTATCCAGCGGTAAACGTTCAAAGAAACCAAAGCTAAAAATCATACCAAACTGTCCATGTGGGAGATTATCAAAGTTTCCATCACCTAGCATTTGATATGTTCGTAATCTTTTTTGATAATCGGGGTTGAATATTTTCTCTGTTTGTTTCAAAGTCTTTCTATGTTTGTCTACGATATAAAGTGGGTCAAGAGCAACCAATGACTTGGTGAAATGATTGATACCGGGGCTTACCTCTAATCCTGGAACTTTCCAAGAGGTCAAAGCACCAATCTTTCCCGTTATTATCTCTTTTACATCACTGGTCATGTGAATACTTTTGTAATATTCTTGCGTATCTTCAAAGTTATCGTGTTTTACTTCGGTGTCGTAATACTTGTAACTATTCTGGATAAAATCTACTTCGTATTGGCGAATATTATCTTGGAATGACTTATCAAGTGCTTCAATATTGTCTAGGTTGATACTATTGTGTGCTTGGGTTAGATCGTTATAAACGGTTGATGCTGCATCCTGTGGATACTTAAAGTTATGAACAGCAGATGAGTATTGACTTACTTGATCTAACAGACCCCTGTAGTCAATCTTCTTGAATTCATCATAATCAGTAACTAACTTGAAGTATTCATCTGCCTTGCTCATATGTGTATTTATATGCGTACATTATTCAAAGTCAAATAACGAACTAAATGTGTTAGAAACGTCAGTCTTATGCTTCAAGTCCCACTTCAATACATTCAATAGGTTACCCACTTTCTTGTCTACAATGGCTTTCATCATAGCCTCGTCATCAAAGGGAAGCTCCTTGAACCATTCTGGAATTTTATGTTCGTCAATAGGGAACGCTACTTTATTATAACCAAGTTGGTTATCTTTTAGATCACAAACAATAGTTTTCTGTCCGTCCAAAATATCCATTGAGTAATGATCATCATAAAACTTCTTCAACTTATTCCAATGAATGGCGGCGGAAACGTGACCGGGGATGGTTACACCCTTCTGTCCTTTCTTCTCTTCGTAAATCTTGGTGTACTTCGTTAGGTTGTTCACACGCTTCGGTGTGCCTTTCTCCCAAGATGGACGCTCTTTGAACTCACGCTTGAAGTTCAGAATCTTCTCACAAACTTCGTCTTCGCCTTTCCCCGTGAGAACATCAATCAATAGTTCCATAAGAAAGTCTTGCATATAACTAGGCGTATCGCTTCGTTTTAGGTCCATGCCCATAGCTTTGACTTTACCAGGCTTACCGTCTACATCACGGCGGGTGCCCTCATCGTCATAAATCATAAGACCATAACGCTTTTTCTTGATGAATAAACCAGTGGATGCAATCAGTTCCAAACCGCCCTCAATGATAGAACCCATTTCGTTCGGGCAATTAAACGCCTGTTTCATAAAATCAGGGAAACTTTCATTGACTGCTTCTGCTACTTGATTGTATACCTCAATGCACATTTCCTTGGACCAATCTGGCGTGTCTTTTAGAACAGGCCAACCAGAGAAGTATACACTATCTGTATCACCGTATACCACGCACTTACCAGCGTTATCATATTCACCAGTGAATGCTTCGTTTACAAATGCGCTCATATGTTTGGTGATAAGGCGTCCAGATAGAGTAGTTGACTGTCCAATATCGAACACATAGAAACGGCAATGCTCGTTGAGGATTGCTCCATAAAGAGAATTAAGATTGATCTTTTTCACCAACTGTCTCTTATCCCAGAATGCTTTTTCTTCTGGGTCAGTAGCTTCTTTCTTCTTGGCTTGTAGTTGCTGGCGTTCTGCATACCATTTCTCAAGGATACCGGGAACGATACCTTTGTGAGTGTAGTCAAAGATAGTTCCATTGCCAGATAGAATCCATTTCTTACCACCGTGGAATACCAGATCATAAACCTCATCGGCACTATGAACTGTTGGCTCACCTTTCATCCAATCCAAATGAACCTGTCTTGTTTCATCTTTTTTCATAACATATTGGTATTCTAAAGAACCAAATACACCTTCCCAAGCACCAGGAAATGTATATTTCGGTCCTTGCGCCATATAATCAGCAATCATCTTTTTAGTGTATGTTGGACGCAACTGTGCTACCAAAGTCTCTGGACTCATATTCAGCGCACGAATAGCAGATGGATATAGCGAGTTGATATCAATAGCACCAATGTATTCGTGTAATCCTTTCTGTGGATACGCAACGTGGGCACCAGCGGCACGAGTATCAAAGTCTTCGTCAATCTTCACTTTGTTAGGAACAACCAAGTCCATAGAGTGAGCAAAGTTGATCAACGCTTGCTCCGTAACACCAACAGCACCAAGTGTCTTCGGTAGTAACACTGTGTTATCGTGCGCCAGTTCGTTAGTTAGGTCAATGAACTTTAGCTTGTCTTCCAAACGCTTCAGGATCATTGTGTCTTGGATGTTGTATTCTACAAACTTACGGAAGTCATTGTTATACAACTGGTCCAATGTGCCTTCGTACTGAACCTTACGCTCGTCTAGTTCATACTCGGCGATAGCATCCAATGAATAGCTGTGCATTTCGTGGTAGGTATATTGCTGATACAGTTCCATACTATCCAAGTGGATGCGTCCGTGCAGATCAAACGAAGTCTGCATATTTCCGTATTTGTTCTCAAATACACGCTCTTTTGGTAGTTGGTCAAGCAAACAGAAACGGCGTGTATCGTTCTTACTCATAATACGAGTAACACGGTTTACAAGGTATGGAATATCGTATCCCTCTGAGTTCCAGCCAGTTAAAACATCTGCATCTTCGATAATCTCAAGGAATGTCTCAAGCATATCTATCTCATTTTCGAATAGATATACGTTATCGATATCCTTGACCTCTTCTTTGGCTTCTTCCATAGTCAATGTACGTGGTGGGATAGCCAAACATATCATTGTCTCTAACCAAGAACAATAAAGACCGATTGCCGTTACTTTGTTAAAGGGGTCAGTGACTTCCGCAAACCCGTGTGTAGGTGAGAAGTCAACCTCAATATCGAAATAGCAAATATTCAGTTTTGGGGCAATAGCATCTAGATAGTTTTTCTCAAGTGTTTTATTGACGATGTTGATATCGCTTTCCCAAATCCGTTTATTGGATCGGATAGCAATCTCTTTCTGGTATTGCTTGTAGTCGTTAGTCGTAAACCTAGTCACGTTATTGCGAAAGATAGTTCTATTCTTACCCTTCGGGTCATCATAATAGAAGGACCACTCACAAGGGTAGTCCTTCACAACTCTCTTTCCGTCTATTCTTTCTATAACATGAACAACATTCTTACGTCTGTTATGTATAGCGTCAATATAACTCATTTATTCTCCTTATAGGGCATTCCATAGTCCCAGAATATTCATACCAGTATACCATGCCATCAATGAAAAAAGCCATATCATTTTTCGTACCCACATAGTATACATAAGAAGAACACTACCAACCAAGTATCCGCTGAATACAAAGATAAGTGGCGGGGTAGGGGATAGGAAAGCAAAAGCAAAACTTGCGATAACACTTGCGATAGTTGCGATTGCCTCACACCAGAAAAGCACCTTGCTTTCTTCCCAAGAATGCTTCCAGTAATCCAGTATTTGTTGTAGCATCAATGCCTCTTGAATAAGATTGGAAACCCATTACCGCCGATATTGGTATGGCTTTCGCTGTTTAGGATTTCACCAGCATATCTATCGGCACTATGTGTGTAATCTGCGCTGGTAATCTTTCCTGATGGGTCTGGTTTCTGGTCTTCCATACCAAACTTCTTTTTGAGTTCATCGTTCTTATAGATGGTATATTCTTCTGGCGTCATTCTGCCGATACTTTCACTTCGTTGCTGAATGTATCCCATCTGTTGTTTATCAACGCCAACGAATGCTGTTCCCCAACGGACACCATTTTCAGCAATAACCATAAACACATCGCCAGCATTTATCTCAATCTGTGATTTGTTATCTGGTCCAAGCCAACGGGTATCGCCATCATACTTACGAACCTCAAACTTCTGTGTCTTCTTTAGCCCAAGAGGATTATCAAGTTTTGCTTGGAGAATCATTCGTTGGGCTTCTTGTTCTGCTGTAGGGAACTTTTCATCACGATAGCGTTTTAGATGCGGCTTAGTCCATTTGGGAACCATAGCCACATCTATTTCCGCATCGGTCATTCCTTCAAGTCTATCCAATACTTCTTGGATATTCTTTTTTGGCTTCTTTAGTGTAGCCAGAAAGAATGGGTATGAACCTCTACCAGCAACCATTAGATTTTATTGACTGTAGCCAATAGGGTTTCCATCATTTCATGGTCTTCGGATTTATTACCAAAGTCATTCTTATGTGCTGTCTTCACAGCTTTCTTTAAGACGCTTGGCTTGATTTGCATTTCTTCTGCAATAGCCTTGATAGTATCATTTAGACCTTCGGTTAGGTCTTCGATTTCTTGGAAGGTTGTAATTCCATCACGGAATAACATATCTAGTTTAGCCTTTTCCTCTTGGGAGAAGACACGATTAGTCGCTGAGTTCATTATATACTCCTATGTTGATTTAGTTATTATACCACAATGTTGATGTGTTTGCCAAGATGTTTTTCTGGTTTCTTCTCATATTCTAATGAGTTTTTAGTTTTATCTTCTTCTTTCTTTGGTGACTTGCGATCATCTATAAAGTTTTTGTCACGTTCATATGCGTAACGAATATACTTTGTTTTTGCTGGTGTTATTTTCATCGTTTCGATATACGGGAAATCCAGTTTTTCTCTGGTCTGCGAACACTTTCAAAGTGAAATGCTCTACCACGAATACGGGAATAACCTTCTTCGGCAGTTCCAACAGAAAAGTTTCCAAGATTGATTTCTTCGCCATCATTCAGTAGAAGATATACATCAGTATCACCTTCTGGTTTTAGAAGGGCACCATCTTGGTCATACTGTTTTATCCACTGTCTTAACAATCCCTTTAGGCGACCATTATCTGCTGGGCGTCCAACGATAAAGATAGTATCTTCTTCAACAGCTACTTCTTCTGGTGTTCCTTGGTTCTCAATCCATCCACCATCAATAAAGAAATATCCATAACCAGCTTTCTTTACTTGTGCGGCAAGATGCTTGTTACGACGAACATTTTCTTCGTAGTTCTCTTGACCACCACGGAATGCTGTGATGAAGGCAACAGGGATTTCATCATTACTCAGATGCTGGTATGCACGACCAATAGATGCTTCGGTCAATAAGTCATAATCCCCCATAAAGTCAGCGGCACTTTCTACAATACGGATTTTGATATTGGAGTTACGTTCTAGGCCAATAGCTTCCATAATATTACCTTCGGCATAGTCACGAATGCTATTGCTTTTCTTGGTAACCATATTTTCATCCCATCCAATAGATAGTTTGATATCACCGAACTTACCTGACTTTACATCTTCACGCCCAATATGGTATTCAGCCCATTTTTGTAGTAGGTCATAGGTTTTATTAGTCATGCGACCAATGTTGATTGACCAAGTATCTTCACGACGATAAAGACGGGTTCTAATCCAACCTTTACGGAAAAGGTTTTTCATAATCTCTTCACGGGCTTGACCTTCTGAACCGACAGTTTCGCCATACTTATCGTATAGTTCTTTGATTTGTTCTTCGGTATATCCAAACTTTTCTGGGTGTTCTACTACTGCTGTAATATGAATACCGGGTGTTACATCTAAGATTTCGCCACGGGGGGAAACCCAGTATGCCATACCGGGAGCAAAGTTTGGGTTAGTTGGTGCAGTCATTTCACTCAATCTCATAACAATCTCCGTTCCCTATTATAGCATATTATTTGCTGTTGTCAAGTGCTTTTTTGCGCTGCTCTCTAACAAACTCAATGGCATTATTTTCGTCAACACCATGTTTCACAAGTGTATCAACACACTCTTGGAAGTATGCCATATCGTCCATTGACTCTTCTGGTACTTTACTCTCCACAGGATGTTCTGTTTTGTGTTCCATATAATGATAGACTTTTGATAGATAATCATTGGCGATGGTTAGTTTTGACTGAACCCAAGCTTGTAGTTGGTCGTTATCATCCATCGGCATAAGCAATTCTTCAATCTCTTTTGCATGATGCATTACTGATTGGATTTGAGAATGAGCCATAGAGATTTCGTGATCGCCTTCACTATCCATTAGTTCGGAAGGGTGAACGTCACGGACTGTTACGCCATTCTTCTTCATTTTCTTCTTAGCACGATGTTTAGTATAGGCACGATCTGTTGCTTCGCGTTCTTTACGCTCGTCATCAGTTTCGTCCCAACCTACAAGGTCTTTGGCTTTATCAAGGATGCCTTCGTTCATGCCACTATAATGAGCAATGATTTCGTCTTGTGAATCAAATACATTACCATCAATAAAGAATGATCCAGCGTGTCTATCGTAGTCACCTTGACCGACAACTACGCCATCTTTGATTACATCAACCATACTACCATCTTCGTCAGCACTATGAATGTGTAACTCTACGCCTCTTGGCTTATGACGAGAGTGGTAAGCGTCTTGTTGTGCGTGTGCCGCATCCATCTGGCTCATATATGCCTGTGCTGATGCTGATGGTTTTAGTCCAGCTTCCTCAACTTTGGCTAAACGGTCATAGTAATCTGGTTTTTCAGCAATATGGTCACGAGCAATCTCATCAGCCATTGCCTCATCATCAGTATGTTCTTTTTCAATCTTTACACCTTTAGCAATCTGCTTTTCAATAAAGTCAAGTGGCTTGTTATGCTTCTTGGCTAGTTCTTCGGCAGATGGTGTCTTTGGTCCCATCATATCTTTCTTAGGAAACATTTTTTCCTTGTCTGTAATAGGCTTCATAGCTTTACGCACTAGACGGTCACGGACTGAGTTTTCTTCAACATTCTCATCATCAGTAAGCATACCATCTTCTTTGGATGTAATAGTCTTCACACCTTTTGGCTTCTGGATATCTTTACCTATTTTTGGAGTGTGATTGAATGGCTTTGGCTTGGAACCTTCTTCCTCAACGTCTTTACGGGATTTCAAATAGTTGCCCATCTCTTTCTTCATTTGAGAAACTAGGTCTTCTTCAAGTTCTTCCTCTGCTACATACTTGGATAGGAAACCATAGTCGCCGTTTTCTTCGCCAACAAACTGATCTTTCTTAGGCTTTCCTTTATCGGTGCCTTTCCAATGTTTTGGCTTTTTGCCTTCTTCTAGGTTGTTGATACTTTCAACTAACTGTCTGAAACTATTGTCATCCATTACAAATATTCCTTAACTAACTGTGTCACCCGGGTAATAAGTTTTTCCACGGACGATAATAGGAAATGGTAGGTCTTCTGAAAGATGCCAAAAGATATCGTCGATATCACCTGTATGACGGTTTGCATCATACTCTTTCGTTACCCAACCGAAATCTCGTAGGTCACCAATAGAAAGATTACCACGGGACCAACTGGCATCGACTAGTTCTAGTGGCTCACCCGATGCGGCGTGTTGCTTTACTTTCCATTCAATCCATTCTTTAGTATGTGGTTGTGGAAACTCTGCCCATTGCTCATCTGTCCAGTTGTTTGGTGTTGGACCACGATCTTGAAACTTTTGTGGTTCATCACTCTCGCCGTAAATGCCTTTACGCTTACGTGTTTTACCAAGAGGTTTTGCTACTGGTGCCATAGCTCCTGCTGTGGTTGTTTCGTTAATGCTATCTAATTTATCAAGTAAGTCTCTAATCTTCATAGTCTAAATTCCCGTCCATTATAAAGTGTTGTAATCACTCCATTTAGCCTTATGGTATTTATGCTAAACTCCCCATTATCGGGATTTAGATTTTCTACTTTGATAGTGTGGGTGCCGGGTTCTATATCTAACGGGACTATTTCAGTAAGATAATGTGTCTTATTATCCCAAATGTAATCCCGTTCAGTCATTAGCTCGTCGTTTACATATAGTCTGTAAGCAACTTTATCACG